CATGTAGAGTCTATGATTAAAGCAGGTGCGATTGGCATGACTATGAATCGTAAAGTAAAACGTATCGGTTGTTCTAATCTCAAAGATTTGATTGAAGAAAAACGATTACATATTGTAGATTTACAAACAATTACAGAATGCTCTACTTTCGAAGCAAGAGGTAATTCCTTTGAAGCATCAGATGGCAATCATGATGATCTAGTAATGAATCTAGTTATGTTTGCATGGTATGTAGGAACAGAAGCATTTTCAAATCAAACTGATATGACAATGAAACAAATGCTATATGAAGAGAAGATGAAAGCGATCGAAGATGATATTACACCAGTAGGTATTATTGATGATGGTGTAGAAACAGAAAAATCTGAAACAATAGGCGGTGACGTTTGGTTCGAACAAAGAACAGATTTATTCTAAAAATATGATATTTATAAATATTATCGTTGTTTGAAAGAACCTTATAATGAATAACTTATCATTCAATTCAAACGAAAAGAGGAAGACTCATGGCTTTTTTCACGCCTTCGCTGTCTCCAGCTGTAGTAACCCGTGAGATTGATCTCACCGGAATTGTACCAAACGTAGGCACCACAACTGGTGTATTCGTTGGTAACTATCGTTGGGGTCCAGTCGATAAACCTACACTTGTGGACAACGAAGCGAGACTCGTTTCCTTGTTTGCCACTCCAGATACAAATAACTCGGTAGATTTTCATACTGCCACACACTTTACAAAGTACTCTAACCAACTTCTGAACATTCGTGCAGTAACAAGTGCAGCAAAGAATGCTTACCACACTGATGCCGGATTTGCTTCTGGTCGTACAGCAAGGTTGGTTAAGAATGACACAGACTTTGATAACCAACGTTCTGCAATGGATTCTGATTTACATGGTTTCGTTGGTAAATATCCTGGTTCACTGGGCAACTCCCTTCAAGTTCAACTTTGCTCCTTTGACACCGGCGACTCTGCATTTACAGACTGGTCTCTGAGAACCAGCTTTGATGCTGCTCCTGGTACATCTGCCTATCTCGCAGGAAAGAACGGATCAAACGATGAAGTTCACGTTGCTGTTGTAGACCAAGATGGTCTGTTCTCTGGCACGAAGGGCGAGGTTCTTGAGACATTCCCGTTCCTTTCCTTAGCAAGAGACGCAAAGAATGCAGACGGATCCACTAACTATATTGCTGATGTATTAAATAATCAATCGAAATATGTTTGGCTTGTAGATGCAGCTAACATTGACTCTGACTACTCCGCAGCTGGAGCTGGTACAGATGCAGCTGACTCTGGCGATAACTATGCTCTGATTGCTTCTGCACAAGGTGTAAAGACTATCAGCATGGTCAGTGGTGCTAACTCTGGCGCTCTGGGTACTTCTGAATACGCTACTGCCTTTGATCTGATCGAAGACGTAGATACGTATCAGGTAGACTTCCTGATTGCACCACCAGTAACTGCTACGTCCGGCGCAAACAGCACTGCAGATACGATCATTACTGATCTGAACACAATTGCTGCTACAACTCGTAAAGACTGTGTTGTAGTTGCTTCCCCACCAAAAGCAGCAGTGATTAATACAACTACTCCGGTAGATGATACGGTTACTTTTGCGAATCTGCTTCCATCTAGTTCCTATTTGTTCCTTGATAATAACTACATCAAGGTATTTGATAAGTACAACGATGAATATATCAACATTCCAGCAAACTCTTCTACTGCAGGACTAATGGCTCAATCGGATCAGGAAACTGCTCCTTGGTACTCGCCAGCTGGTCTGAGAAGAGGTCAGTACTTTGGTGCTGTAGATATTGCTCACTCGCCAACTAAAGCGCAGAGAGATACACTCTACAGAGCGAATGTTAACCCAATTGCCAACATTCCTGGTGCTGGTATTACTCTGTTTGGCGATAAGACAATGCTGCGTCGTCCTTCGGCATTCGACCGAATCAACGTTCGCCGCCTGTTCCTTACTCTGGAAAGAGCAATTGCAAGAGCAGCAAAATCTGTACTGTTTGAATTCAACGATGAATTTACCAGAGCAGAGTTTGTGAATATTGTAGAACCTTTCCTGAGAGAAGTAAAAGGTCGCCGTGGTATCACTGATTTCCGTGTTGTCTGTGACGAAACAAACAACACCCCAGAAATCATTGACCGTAATGAGTTCATTGCTACTATCTTCATTAAGCCTGCACGTTCTATCAACTTCATCACACTGAACTTTGTTGCTGTTAGAACTGGCGTAGACTTTGAAGAAGTAGTCGGACAGCAATTCTAGAACCGCTTAACTAAGGAGATAAAAGAATGGCTATTTTAGGAGTCGATGACTTCAAGGCAAAACTGAAAGGTGGCGGCGCTAGATCCAATCTGTTTAAGGCAACTGTCAACTTTCCAGGATATGCGGCAGGTGATGTAGAACTTACATCCTTTATGTGTAAAGCTGCACAACTCCCTTCCTCAGTAATGGCTGAGATCGTTGTACCATTCCGTGGTCGTGAACTCAAAATTGCTGGTGATCGGACGTTTGAACCTTGGACAATCACAGTAATTAACGACACAGACTTTAGTGTTCGTGACGCTATGGAGCGTTGGATGAATGGCATTAACGGCCATACAACCAATGAAGGTCTTGTAAATCCAACTGACTATCAAGCTGATCTGATTATTGAACAGCTGGATAAGAATGGTGATACACTGAAGACCTATAACTTCCGTGGCACTTTCCCAACTAACGTATCTGCAATCGACGTATCGTATGACAATACAAACGTCATTGAAGAGTTTACGGTGGACTTCCAAGTCCAGTACTGGGAATCTAATACAACTAGCTAATATCGCTATAAATATAAGATAGGGGAGGGATAGACTCTCCCCTATTATTTTACCCACCTTGGAGAAGTACTTTGGCTGAAAACGATAGTTTGAAACTCTTTGGATTTGAAATCTCAAGAGCTAGAAATGAAAAAAAGAAAGAGCAGTTACCTTCTATCGTTCCACCTTTAGATGATGATGGTTCGGGATACATTACTGCTTCAGGCACTCATTATGGATCTTACCTTGATCTTGGTGGCGATCAAGTAAAAGACGATAAAGATTTAATTAAAAAATATAGAACAGTAGCAATGCATCCTGAAGTTGATGCAGCAATTGAAGATATTGTAAATGAAGTTATCTCTGGTGAAGATGAAGTTGTCGATTTAAATCTTGACAATGTAGAAACCACAGATGCTATCAAAAAGCAAATCAAAGAAGAATTCGATAATATCTCTGCGATGTTAGACTTTCAGAACTATGCGCATGATATTTTCCGCAGATACTATGTAGATGGAAGAATCTATCATCATTTGGTTGTTGATCCTAAGAGGCCTCAAGAGGGTATTCAAGAGATTCGACCTATTGATGCAACTAAAATTCGTAAAGTAAAAGAAGTTAAAAAAGAAAGAGATCCCACCTCTGGCGCTAATATTGTAAAAAAGATTGACGAATATTATATTTACAGTGATGATAGAGCAGGGCATTTAACAAATTCTACTGGTGGATCTAAATCACAGTCTGCTGTAAAGATTTCGCCTGATGCAATTAGTTATGTGACCAGTGGATTGCTTGATAATAACCGTAAAAAAGTAATTTCTTATTTACATAAAGCATTAAAACCCATCAATCAATTGCGTATGATGGAAGATGCTCTGGTTATCTACAGACTTTCAAGAGCACCAGAAAGACGTATTTTTTATATTGATGTAGGTAACTTACCTCGAGGTAAAGCAGAACAGTATCTGAAAGACATTATGTCCAGATACAGAAATAAACTGGTTTATGATGCGAATACAGGTGATCTTAAAAATGATCAAAAGCATATGTCTATGCTTGAAGACTTTTGGCTTCCAAGACGTGAAGGTGGTAGAGGTACAGAAATCTCAACTCTTCCTGGCGGTCAGAACTTAGGTGAAATTGATGATATTGTTTATTTTCAAAAGAAACTCTATAAAGCACTGAATGTTCCTATGGGTAGAATCAACCCAGAAGATCAGGCAGGCGGGCTTTTAGGTAGAACATCTGAGATTACCAGAGATGAGTTTAAGTTTCAAAAGTTTGTAAGTAGACTTCGTCGTAGATTCTCCGAACTGTTTAATAATATTCTTAAAAAGCAGTTATTACTTAAAGGTATTATTACAGAAGATGATTGGGAATCTTGGAAGTCAGATTTACATGTAGATTATATTACAGATAACTACTTCACTGAACTCAAAAATGCAGAGATGCTGAGAGAGCGTGTGAATATGCTCCGTGATATTGAACCTTATTTGGGCACATTCTATTCTAAAGAATGGACTCAAAAGAACGTTCTGATGTTAACTGATGATGACATTAAAACGATGAATGATCAGATTGAAGATGAGAAAAAATCTGGCGATATTTCAAATGACGACGAAGAAGATCTTGAAATATAAATAATTATAAATAAATCTATAATATTTTTAACTGGAGTTTATAAATGGTTGAAATTGTTGACTTTTTAAATAATGTTTCGACAAAGAACTATGTTGATGCGGAAAAACAATTTAATGAATTACTTAATGATAAATTGACATCTCGTTTAAGCGATGAAAAGGTCCGTGTTGCGGATAAAATTTTTAATGGCGCTGTTGAAGATAAAGAATCTGATGATGAAACTGAAGAAGTAGAAGTATCCTCAGAAGAAGAAACAGAAGTCGAAGATGAAAACATTTAAAGAATTTGCTAAAAACATTGCGCCTAGAGGTCATAAGATTATTAAGGTCTTAGACTTAAAAGGTGTTGAAGTAATGGTTACAAAAGACGCTAAAGGTAAATTTAACGTCATGTTTGATAATCAAGTAATCGACACTCTGGGCTCTGAGAAAGAAGCAATGAAGGCTGCTAAGAATTTTGGCAGCATGATGGGTAAAGGTAGATACAAATGAAACTGATTACAGAACATACAGAAGAAGTTTCTTACATTGTCGAAGCAAAAGACGATGGAAGTAAGAACTATGTAATTGAAGGTATCTTTGCCCAAGCGGAACAAAAGAACCGCAATGGAAGAATTTATCCAAGACCAATCTTGGAGAAAGCAGTTTCTAAGTATAATAATGAGCAGGTCAAAACACAAAGAGCAGTTGGTGAGTTAAACCATCCTGCTGGACCTATCATTAACTTAGATAAAGTATCCCATCGCATTACTGAACTTAACTGGGACGGTAATAATGTGATGGGTAAGGCACTTATTCTTGACACCCCTAATGGTAAGATTGTGAAAGGTCTCTTAGACGGTGGAGTTAAGCTAGGTGTTTCAACTCGTGGTATGGGAACTCTTGAGAACAAAGGTGGAGTCAATATGGTCAGAGATGACTATGTGATGAACACTGTAGATATCGTACAAGACCCATCTGCACCATCAGCTTTCGTTAATGGAATTATGGAAGGTGTAGAGTGGATTTGGAATAACGGTGTCTTAGAACCTCAGGAAATTGAGCAAATTGAGACTGAAATTAAGAATGCTTCTAGATCCGATCGCTCTGCGGTTGAGATGCGGGAGTTTAAGAATTTCCTCTCTAGATTAAATTTTTAACAGGAGATGAATATGTCCGAACAAGAAATGTATGAAGACATTGAATCTGTTGAAGAAATGGTCGTGGATCCTGATCCTGAAGAGGAAGAAGAAGCTCACGACGAATCT